CCGTAGCTGCGTCTAATATGCCCATACCCTGCCTTCATTGTTTTGTTATAGCGAAGATCCCCTTTGTCGTGAGTGACCCCAATAGATAGCCCGTGCCAATTAAGAACCCGTTTTATTGGGGTGTAAACAGCACTGTCCATTTGAGTTATAGGTTCTTCTTCAACAGGAGCAGGTTCTTCGGTGGGTGGGGCAGCTTCCTCTCCTCCTAACGCCCCCAGATCAAAACCACCGAGGGAGTTTGCTTGTTCTTCTGCTTTCTTCCTGGCTTCTTCCCATGCTTTTTGATCAATATTAAACTCTGGCCACCAATCGGAGTTAGAAGGTACTGTCCGAGCTTCGTTGGGCGTAATAAATCCGGCTTGAATCCCTGAAGCTAAGGCTTGAATATCAGATAAGCGTCCAGAGCGAAGATCCTCAATGGTCATTCTCAAAATTGAGGGATACTGCCTTTGATAGTCGTCGGGGATTTTGCCTTTTGTGGGGCCGTCTTTGGCTAAGAAGATATAGCGATCAAGAATAGCCGCACTAGGATCTAAATTCTCTCCCTGGTACTCTGCTACCGAGTTAGCGTAGTTTATTTGGGTTTCCTTGCCATCACGCCCCAACCCACCAGGGCTTTCCCCCCAAACTATCGTGTGAGGCATTCCAGAGGCCCCCGTGACCCCATCCTTTTGTACTTGCACAAGTGAATCCATCCCTGCGAGGGGACGGGCGTTCCAGTTGAATTGTTCACGGGAGTCATGGAGAACCATGCCATATAAATCAAACATTAATCGAATTGATTTCATGGTTTGCTTAATAGCTGCAATACTTTCTTCATCAGATGCCATCATCAGTTCCCGTAGTCCTTCAAAAGAATGCTGTAAAACCGATTGGGTTTTAATCAATTCGCCTACTGCATTGAGTCCATTTGTATAGTTTTTGTAATACTTCCAAACCTCGTCAAAGACACTCAACCCCCATCCATTATTGTAAGAAATCATCCAATCATCAGGCATTAATGCCCCATTAAACCGGAGGATTCGAGACCGATGAATAAGGCGATCATCTTGCTTAGAGTTTGTTTCGTTAAACAGTAATTTTTGTTTTATTTGTTGGTCAATTGTTAGGATTTCATAATGTTCAATATCATCAAGGTCAAATATACTCGCAGCCGTTCTCATCGAAGGAGCAACTTGCCATCGGTGACGAACAATTAACCCAGAAATTGATTTAATCTTGCCTTCGTTAACAGGTTCGGAATAATGTCTCCCGTCATTAATCTTGAGAATAATAACTGTCCCGCCGTGAGAACGAGAGAACTGTAAGGCTTTTCTAAATTGTGATCTAGTTTTTAGTCTTTCGTGATAAGCATAGTAATCGCGGACTAATTTAGAACCCACCTTACTAGAGAAATCATCCCCCAAGGATAACTGCCACATCTTTTGGGTTGACGAAGATGGAAGGCTCCACGCTATCCGCTTTAAGATCGCGTCCGCCAAGCAATTCTCGACCTGTTGCTGGGAGAAAGGTTGGATTCTTCCCGTTACAGGGAGAGGATTTCGCATCGAATTTGCGTCGGCACTCTCCGCCAACGCTTGCATCATGACGCGAGAGTCTTCCCGATAACGGTTCGCAATCTCTGTGGTGGTTTCTTTTTTTGTTGTCTCGGATGATTGGGCGGTCATTTTATATTAAAGTTATTGGTATTTTTTCTTGCAGAATTATCTTCAATTTTAAGGCATAATTATAATATTGTTAATTTATATTTAATCTCAAAACATGACTTCTTCAATTGGCTCAATCAGCTATCCCGCTTCCCAACCCGACCTGACAGTGACAATCCCCTTCAAAAAGGTGCGGAAACAAATTACCGAAGGGGGAGTAGTAAAAGATGTGTTAGAAGCCTGGGCAGATTTTGGTGGTGCGGTATCTCAAGTAAATACCATCACCATCACAGCAGGGAGTACGGGAAATGACTACTTGATAGGCATCAGTGATGGGACAAACGACGCTATTGTCTCCTATGTTCAACAATCGGGAGATACTGCCACCGTAATTGCAGCAAGACTTTTAGAGGAGATTAATGGGGTTCCTTCCGCATCTGCTTTGGTTTCGGGAACGGCATCGGCCAACGTTTTAACCCTTACCTCTGACTTACCTGGGGTAACAATTACTTACGATGTAAGTGGGTCTACCACACCCGGAAATATTGTTGTGGCTCAAACTACAGCAGCTTCGGGAACCGCAAAAATGCGAAAAATAGGAGAGATAAAAACGTACTTTATTCTCCCTGTTGGTGGGCGGAATATTGCCGTGGTTTCACAAGTCGTTTTTTATGATGGTGCGAATCCTCCTGTTATTGTACGGACAGGCGCCGAATCTAGCGCAAATCACCCCACAAGTATGGAGGCGATCTCCGCTTCTGTTAATGGGTAAAGTTTGCCGAGCTTGGGTAAAAGAATCAGGAGGCGAGTTGTACACCCCTCCTGATTTGGTGCTACCTTCTTCCATCAAGGTTGACGAAGAAAAAATCGAATTAAAATTAGCTGGTCATCCATTAGTTGCGGCATTGTGCAGAAAAAAACGATGGGCAATTACTCCCGAATTTCCAGACTTTACGCTCTTAGAGGCGAGGCTATCGGGGAATAGTGGGCAATTATCCCTCTCTGGTAATGCTTCAAAATACGATATTAAAATCCCTAAGCCAGATAGCGAGGCGATCGCTTATTACTTCCCAAACGCCGATAATAAATCGCCTCTAACAGTAGAATTAGTGGACAGGATTACGGGTCAATCTCAAATCGTGGTTGAAGAAGGTGGGAAAATCTATGCTTCTCCTAATCTTTCTGGGCAAACTGTAAAAATTAGAACGCAGGTGATTTACCATGAAGCGACACAAGAGCTACAGGAACCCATAGAAAAGTTAGATGCTCATCTTGTCTTCAAAGAAGGGGAATCCTTAGATCGAAGATGGCGATATTTGGAGTTAAAACAATGTGAATTCGAGCCATTGTTTGGCAATAGAATCAAGTTAGTTAATTGGCAAGGTAGTCGGGAGGAGTGGCTTTAATGTTACACTTCCGATTAAATTATCAGACTGGGGATTTCGTCTTGGTTTTCCCTGTGCCTATTAGAGAGTCTAGGAAACTATCTGCATATCTTTTAGACTTACGAAAGTCCATTGCAGGGCTTCACATTTACCCAGAGGAAATGGATGATTACCTTTTCCCTCGGTTTCGTTATCATTATTTAAAAATAGCCCATTTTTTTGAATTTGATCCTGACCAATTAACTCAAGAATCACGCCATCATTTTTTTATAGCAACGGAGCCAATCACCTATCGTGGGCAGCTAATCCCAGGTTTAAGTTTACTAGAACAATTATTAGGTTATAAATATCCCGAAGAGGGAACAGACCCCAAGGTACTTCCCCAGGAACCTATTACAACGGGAGATTTAGCACTTGATATTATCGCGGATGCTATCTTAATATTTAAAGTGGGAGGACTTGAGAATCATTACTCTTTAGACGATCTGGCAAAGCTGTGTAAACAAGCAAATGATAGACTAAAACAGGCGGAGGAGTTAGCAAAAGGGGAAACAACGGGTGGGGATGAAAACTTGGAAAACGAACCACTGGAGGATGATTTTGTTAAGGATAGGTCTAGGTTGTATAACTGGTTAATTAATTTAGGGGTAACTGTTCCTATGGAGTTTTAGGTACGGAGTTTTAAAATGGAAAGAATTGTTATATATCGTGAAACCAGACCATCTCCAAAGGGACGTATAAAAATTAAAATCACAATTGGTTACACAGGGAGGATGGGTGACAAAACAAAGACAACATAGTGGCTATCCTTCGATCTTGGATAAGTTAGGATTTGTGGGGCAAAGTATCGCAAACTGGAACCCCTGGGAACCCAAGAGTGAACCGCAAAAAATGGCTCTGTCTTCTCCTGCTGACATTATCGGGTTTGGAGGGAGTGCAGGTGGGGGGAAAACCGCAATTATTCAGATTATGGCGGTGACACAACACCGGAAATCAATTGTTTTCCGACGAGAGTATCCTCGATTGCTGGATATTATCGAAAAATCACGACTACTGTTGCGGGGTAGTGGCGCTACTTACAACAGTAACGAAAAGCTATGGAGGAAGATACCAGGAGGGAGAACTCTAAAGTTTGGCGCGGCACAGCATGAAAGTGATATTGAAAATTGGCGAGGGATTGAGCATGATCTCAAGGCAATAGACGAGGTGACAGAGTTCTCCCTTGAGCAATTCCTCTTTTTAACGGGTTGGTGTAGAAGTCCAGATCCCCATCAGAAATGTAGGGTAATTTTTACTTTTAACCCACCTAGCCAGGTAAGTGGGCGATGGATTATCGGGTATCTTGCTCCCTGGCTTGATCCAAAATACGAATCTCAAACAGGGAGACACCTTGCCGAACCAGGTGAGTTACGTTGGTTCGTGGGGGTGAATGGGAAAGACCAAGAAGTAGATGTTGATAGCTTTTATCTCACGATTGGCAAGGAAATCCACGAGGTTTCTTCTCTTGATCCTGTAAAGGTTGAAGGAAAACTCTATTATCCCAAACCCAAGAAGATCAGAATCGGAGATGAAGACTTAGAACCTCGTTCCCGCACATTTATTCGCGCGACACTAGACGATAATCCCTTCCTGAGAGATTCAGGGTATAGAGGGGTACTACAATCTCTCCCTGAACCTTTGCGATCGCAACTTCTCTATGGTGATATGACTATCGAGCCAGAGTCAGACCCCTATCAAGTTATTCCTGGGGATTGGGTCACTTTGGCAATGCAGCGATGGGTTGACTATCCTCAAGTCTTAAAAATGTCCCATATTGGCGTGGATGTGGCACGGGGTGGGATAGATAAGACAGTATTGGCTTTACGATGGGATAACTGGCTAGATAAACTCAGGGAATTTGATGGAAGCCAGACCCCAGACAGCAATATTGTCGCACAGCAAATTGCCTCCTGCATAGCAAACACTGGAGTAAAGGTACAAATTGACGTAATTGGTGTGGGTGCTGCGGTTCACGATACCTGCCGGGGGATGAAAATGCACGTTATTCCCTTGAAAGGAAGTGAAGCCGCGAAGGATGGGAACGGCGAGTATTTAAAGGACAAAAGTGGGCTCTTAACCTTTGCCAATATGCGGACTTATTGGTATTGGAATCTGCGAGACTTATTAGATCCCAAGAATCAAATCCCGATCTCCTTACCTCCCGACGATCAATTAAAAGAAGAACTCTGTGCCTTCCGGTGGTGGGAAAGCGGGAAAACAATCATGATTACCAAAAAAGATGATATTAAAAGCATTATCGGGCGATCGCCTAACCTAGCCGATGCGGTATGCTATGCGTTCGCCAAAACTTACCGAGAAGGATTAGCCGATTGGATGAAAAAATAGGTTCATAACCCAATAAAACAGTCAATTTGAAACGTGGAGATTGCTACCCAAAGCCGAGAAGAAGTCTGTTGCACCGTTGTAGCGTTAACTTCCCCTTTTAGCTGTACCTTTGCAGTTGAAAGCTCTAGCGCTCTAACAACCTCCTCGTTAATGGAGAATATCCCGTGTCTGGCATAGATAGCCTCGGTTGCCTTTTCGATCTCCGCATTTAAACGGGAGCTACAACCCATCGAAATCATCACGTTCCCCGTGAGAGATCCTAGATCGGATGTGTACCAATCTATCGCACCCGTCCGTTCCCCTACCATTAAGTCCCGCCCAAAGTCGAGGTCTTTTAAATAGAATGCTTTAAGAAATGCTTG